GGGCTCGAGGAGCTCGAGTGCCAGATCGTGCTGATGGGTGCCGGACTCGAGCTAGTGATCGCCCAGGGCATCACCGCTGGCGATACCGTCGAGCTGGACGTGCGCGAGTCGCAGGAGGATCTCGAGGGGAATACTTTTGCCGTGTGGCATCAGGTGTCGGGCGAGGTGATCAACGTCGAGCGGACACCCTCGAAGATGCGCGAGAAGCCCCAGGTGACCCTGACGATCTCGCCGGTGCGTTCGATCATGCTCGAGAACGGCGCGACGATTCACAACATCAACCTGCGCACCCAGGTGATCAACCTGGGTCAGGGCGACATCATGGAGCGCCATCGCCGCAACATTTTGATGGCGTAACGCGCTGACTGCTGACCACACCGCGCCGTCCTGGTACCAGGGCGGCGCTTTTTTTTATGCCTGCACGAAGGATTGACGAGATGTGGAAACCCGACCCCCTGCCGCTGCGTTGGCCGCTGACGCTGGACGATGGCCAAGTGCTTAAAGAGCTGCCCCTGCGCCCGATTCTGCACAAAGAGCATACGACGCTACTAGCCGAGCTAGACAACCAGAAAGCCGCGCGCGCGGGCAACGGCGATGCGATGGACGATGCCGAGTATGACGAGCTCGCTTTTTTGGGGCTGGCCACGCTGACGACCGAGCAGCCGGAAAGCGTTATTTTGAAGATGAAGCGCCCCGACTTTAATGCGCTGGCCAAGCGGGTCCAGAAGATGGTCTCGCTGACCAGCCACCACTTTATGACCGCCGAGCAGCAGCGCGCGTCGACGAAGGATAATCCGGTGCTGTTGGTGCCACTGAAAGCCAGCGATGGCGTGACGTATGAGCGGATCGAGCTGGAAGTGCCCGACCTGATGGCCAGCCGGATGATGCGCAAGATCAAGGATCGTCTGGAGCGCGCGGAGTTCATCACCGCCAAGTGTACGGGTCTGATCGCGCATGACCTTCATCAGCTCACCGTGCCGGACTGGAACACGCTCCAGCAGCGGGTGAACGATTTTTTGAACGAGACGGCGGAATCGTTTCCCTTGCCGACATCGACGTCTTCGGCGATGTGATTCCGCTGGTGTATCAGGTAAGCGAGAAAGACCTGCTGAGCTGGCCGGTGGATAAAGCGTTTAGGCGTTATGAGCTGGCCTTGAAGCGGCTTAAAGCCGGGCACTAGGAGCACGTATGGCGAGTAAGTACAGCGTTACTCTTGCGGCCGATGACGGCTATAGCGCCGCGTTCAGGGGCTTTGCCGAAGCCGCTGAAGAGATGCAAGAGAGCATGCGTGGCCACCAGGCCGAGCTGCGTGAGCTCAACCGCCTCAGCAGGCAGATGGACGGCTATGAGAGCCTGCGTGGGGATCTCTCAGCGACCGCTGCCGCGCTGGAAGATGCCCGCGAAAAGCAGGCCCGTTTGGCGCGGGAGATGCGCGAATCGGAGGCACCGAGCCGACGGCTGCAGAACCAGTACGACCGGGCCACGGCCACCGTGGCTGGGCTAACGGCTGAGCATCGCGCTCAGACTACGGAGCTAGGCCGCTTAGAGACCAGCCTGGAAGGTGCAGGCGTGGATCTCGGCCGGTTCGCGGATGAGCAGCGCCGGATCGAAGAGGCGACCCGGCAGACCAACGCGGTGCTAGAAGATCAGCGCGCCCGGATGCAAGCCGTTAGCGACGCCCAGGCGCGGGTAACGGCCGCTGAAGGGCGCATCGATGCGAACCGTGAGGCGCGCTCGCAGCTACGCGGTGAGATGGTCGAGACGTTCGCGCTGGGCTATCTCGCCAGCCGACCGATGAACAGCGCGATGGACATGCAAACGTCCATGGCGGACGTGGCCAAGGTGATCGACTTCGCCGAAGGCGAGCGCGAGCAGTACGCCAATGCCAACCTGCGGCTGGCTAGCGACCGCTTGATCGCGTCGTCGGGCATCCGTGGCACGGACATAACCGAGATCCAATACGCGGCTGGCCAGTCGGGCATTTTTAACGACATGGAGGGCCAGGAGCGCTTCGATGGCGTGATGAACTTCACGCGTCAGGCCGCGATCATGGCGGCGGCGTTTGACGTGAGCGCGGGTGAGGCCGGATCCGCCATGGTGTCGTGGCGGCAGGGCATGAACCTGGACGGCGACCAGGCGCTGGAGCTGGCCGATGCGACGAACTACCTGGGCAACTCGTTCAACACGACTGCTGCGGATTTGACGGAGCTGCTGACGCGGACAGGCGCGCTGGCAGTGAATGCGGGCATGACGCCCACGCAGGCAGCGGCGCTGGGCGCGGCGTTCCTCAACCCCGGCACTAATCGTGAGGTAGCGGCCACCGGCTTGCAGAACTTTACGCTGGCACTGACTCAGGGCCGAGCGACGACGAACAAGCGCCGCGAGCAGTGGACAGAGCTGGGGTTTGAGCCTGAAGAGCTGGCTAGGCGCATGCAGGAAGATGCGCCATCAGTCATACGGGAAGTGCTTCAGGCGATTCGAGCTGCGCCCGAAGAGGAGCAAAGTGCGATCACCGAGACGCTGTTCGGCAAAGAGTCGATCAAGGCCATTTCACCGCTGCTCACGAACCTGGGCGAGGTGGACAAGGCGTTCAGCGAGGTGTCGAGTTCGGCGCAGTACAGCGGCTCGATGTTGCGCGAAGCGGAGGGCGTTGCTGATACGAGCCGGACGACGCTGAACGTGATGACCGCCGAAGTTGATCGGCTGGTGACGCAGATCGGCAACGGCATGCTGCCGGTGTTCGAGGCCGTTGCGCCACCGATTACCGCTGTGGTTGGTCTCATGGCTGACTTTACTGAGCAGAACACCGAGCTGGTCGGCGTGCTGGCCGCAGGCGCGGCGGGCCTGATTGCGGTGAAAGCGGCGGTGCTGGGCGTGCGTTATGCCGGGCTGCTCATCGGTCAGGTGGGCAATCGCGGTGCGCTGATGCGTGCGCGGCTAGACCAGCGGACGGCTCAAACGGCACTGATGGCCGATGGTGCGGTTGCACGGCTGAACGCCACGCTGGGCAGGCTGGGAGCGGTAGGCGGTGCCCCAGCAGCGGGAGGCCAGCGTGGAGGGCGTACCGGGTCCACTGGATCCGCCGGAGCAGGCGCGGCGGCAGGCGCTGCCGGGGCTGCGGGAGCCGCAGGCGCGGCGAGTCGCGCTGCGCCCGGCGTACAAAGCGGCTGGCGAGCATGGATGGCCAATGTGGGTAGCAGCCGCGCAGGCCAAGTGGCGGGCAAGGTGGCGTTACCCGTTGCGCTCACTGCCGGTGCTATCGGTGTGGCCAACGCTGTTGGCGATGGCGATGCGGCCGAGGTGGGCAGCACGGCCGGTGGGCTTGTCGGCGGCATGGGCGGCTTTTGGGGTGGTTCGGCGGCCGGTGCAGCGCTGGGTACGATGGTGTTTCCTGGCGTGGGCACCGCCGTGGGCGGTATGGCCGGTGGTATTGCGGGCAGCTTGGCGGGTACCGCTGCAGGATCCTGGGCGGGCGAGCGTCTCGGCGCTGGCTGGGAGTGGGCGTTCGGCGACGATGAGAGCCCTGCTGCAGCACCGAGCCAGCAAGCTGCCGGATCCGGTAGCGGGATCCTGGGCGGCAGCGGGTCGTTTACCCAGCAGGTGAACCAGGCGCGCCTTGCGCCCCAGGCGGCTGAGCCGCCGCCGCTGTTGGCGTTGCCGGTGATGCCGAGTACCGGCGATTCTGCGCCGCCCGATTCTGGCAGTGCGTCGCCGAGTGCCAGCGGCGGGATCTTGGGCAGTAGCCAGGCGTTTACGAAAGAGGTACGCGAGGCCGCAACGCAGCACCGCGAAGCCCTCGACGCCCTAGACGAGCGCTTGGCCAACCCGCCCAGCCTGCTGGCCGCACCGAGCGAGGTGGCGGGCAGCATCACGCAGACCAACCAGACTGACTCGCGGGTTATTTCCCCCACGTTCGACATCAAGATCGAGGCCAGCGGCGACGCTGACCGCGACCGTGAGCTGCTCGACCGCTTGATGGAGCGATTGCGTAGCGAGCTGATGCCGATGCTGGGCGCGGGAACGTCCGGCCTCGATGTGCGCCTCGGCGCGTCGTTAACCGATAGGAGTGACTGATGCGGCAGCAAATGGCGTTAGGCGAGGAGTTCGTGTTCTCGCTGGGTAGCGGCTTCCCTTACTCCAGCCTGCAGCGGCGCAGCGACGGCGGGTGGATCGAGATTGATATCACCTACGCGAAGCCCGGTAGCCAGAACACCGGGCAGGCGCTTGAGCAGATCCGGCTTTCGGGCACGGCGTTTTATGCGGCGGGCATGCAGCGGTTGGATGAGCTGCGGGCGATGCAGAACGAGCGCCGACCGTATGTGCTGGTAGACGGCCTGGGTAACAACCTTGGCCGCTGGAAAATCATGTCGGTCGAGGAGCAGCAGACCCGCGTGATCGATGATGGCACGGCCATGAAGGTGGCGTGGGTGCTGCAGCTAGAGGAGTTTGTCGACGATGCCGCGAGCAGTGATGACGATAGCGGGGGATAGCGTAGGGCGCATCGCTTGGCGTGAGCTGCGCCGGGACGATGACACAACGATCGAAGCGGTCTGGGCGCTCAACCCAGGGCTGGCGGCCTACGGGCCGCTTTTGCCGTCTGGCGTGCGGGTAACGCTGCCGGACATTAAGCCGCGCGCGAACACGGCGCGGAAGGTGGTGACCGCATGGGATTAGGTTACACGCCGGTGGTACGCATTACCGGCACGCACGCGGACATGATCAACGACCGCCGGTTGATTGATTGGGAGCACATCGACGCGGCGGGCATGGAGTCCGACCGGCTGCATTTGACGGTCGACACGCGCGGCGTGGAAGGGCTGCCCCGCGAAGGCGAGCGGCTGGGTATCGAGTACGGCTACGCCGAGGGCGAGGTGGTCAACAAGGGCGATTTTGTGATCTCCCGGGTGACGCCGCGCCTGTTCCCGGAGCAGATCTTGATTGTGGCCACGGCCGCGCCGTTTCGCACGGCAGATGAAAGCGCGTTCCGGGAGCGCCGTTCGGCCAGCTTTGAGGGCACCACGCTGGGCGAGGTGTTTCGCACGCTGACCCGCCGTCATGGGTTTTCGCCGCGCGTGGCCCCGGAGCTGGAAGGGATCCCGATCGACCACGCCGACCAGGCCGACGAGACGGATATGTCGTTTATCACGCGCTTGGCCAGCGAGCATGACGCGGTGGCCAAGCCGGTGGGCGAGCGTTACGTGCTTGCCCGGCGTGGGCAGGTGAAGTCGATCAGCGGGCAGGAGCTGCCGATTGTCACGCTCTCGGTACCGCCGAACAACCAGCCGGGCGAGATGGGCTTTACCAACGCGACCATGGAGCGCAACGCGCGGGTGCGCTTTAGTGGCGTTCGTGCGGCTTGGCTGAACGGTGAAGAGGGCGTGGAAGCGACCGTGGAAGCAGGCGGCGAGCCGTTCAAGCGGCTGCGCCAGAGCTACACGACGGAGGATGAGGCACGCCGCGCGGCAGAGGGCGAGCAGCGCAAGCTGAAGCGCGAACAGGAGAAGCTGCGGGTGGAGTGCCCCGGCAATCCGGCCTTGGCCGCTGAGGGCAGGATCCTGCTCGATGAGACGTGGCCATCGTACATGCGTGGCGAATGGTCGTTGGACAGGGTGACGGCGCGCGGATCTCGGCGATACGGCTATCGCAGCGTATTAGAAGCAACGTGGCCACAAGGCCGCGAGGAAGAAGACTAGATGGAGGGCGCGACAACGGTGCGGTAACACCGCTGCCGCGCTGACACACTCGATGCACCGAGTGGGCCAGCCATGGCCCCCCATGCCTGCACAGGCGCTGGGGAGGCTACCCGATAAGTAACTGACCCACAAGGACGAAGATGTCTAAACCATTCATTCAGTGGATGGGCGGCAAGCGCCGCCTGGCTAAACACATTCTGCCGAACTTCCCTGACCACCAGTGCTACGTTGAGCCCTTCGCGGGCGGCGCGGCGCTGTTTTTCATGAAGCAGCCCAGCAAAGTGGAGGTGATCAACGATACCAACAGCGACCTGGTCAACTTGTACCGGGTGGTGCAGCACCACCTGGAGGAGTTCGTGCGCCAGTTCAAATGGGCGCTGGTCTCGCGCGAGATGTTCGCGTGGGAGAAGCTGAAACACACCGACACGCTAACGGATATCCAGCGGGCCGCGCGGTTCTACTACCTGCAGCAGCAGGGGTTTGGCGGGAAGCTCAACTCGAACTTTGGCATCTCGACCACGTCTGGCCCTGGGCTTAACCTGCTGCGGATCGAGGAGAACCTCAGCCAGGCGCACTTGCGGCTCTCGCGCGTGTTCGTCGAGAACATGGACTGGAAGGCGGTCATGAAGCGCTACGACCGGCCGCACACGTTGCATTACCTGGACCCGCCGTATTGGGCGACCGCTGGCTATGAATGCGAGTTCCCGTTCGAGGAGTACGAGGCGATGGCCACGCTTGCGCGGGAGATGCAGGGGAAGGTGATCATCTCGATCAACGATCACCCTGACATACGCCAGGTGTTCGATGGGCTGCGGATCGAGGAGGTGTCGCTCAACTACACGGTGGGCGCGAGCAACAGCAAGAAGGCCAAGGAGCTGGTGATTTATAACTGGTAGAAGCGAGAAGCCCCCACCGCCGAGGCGGTGGGGGCTTTCGCGTTACTTGCGGCGGTTATCGACGTATGTCGCAACACTGACCGCAAGCGTCAGTAGAGCGATGATTAACATACCTAGCTCAATCATACTCCAGTCCCCCGTTGTTACGGGGCGTCTCAGCGTCCATTACTGGTCTCATGGGGCCGACAGCTACTAACCTGGCGCAAAGCGCAACGATCCCCTGGTTTACTGCAGCACCCCATTAGCCAGTCCGGGTACCAACCGGAGGGGGAGGGTCGTAAGGGACAAGCACAGGATATTAGGTTTTCTGTGTTCGATAAAGGGCACCCTGTCGGCTCTTTTTTGTCTGTGGATAACTTCGGGCGTTGTCGCCCCAGTTTTCAAACCAGTAAGTTATGTTGTGATTTAGTTAATTGCTTTAAAACTTTCTTGAACCTGAAAGATTTTGAACGTATCTTAACTCTTAGCTACTAACCTGGCTGCGAAGCCAAATGCCGCGAGCTACCACTCCCGGCAACGCATAACCGCCCTACCAAGGCGGTTTTTGCGTTTTAGCACGTCATGTTTCTTCTATAGTGCAGGTTAATTCGCACATGCTGCGGCCGCGCACGCAAAAGCCCCCACTGCCTCGCGGCGGTGGGGGCTTTTGCGTTGCTGGCGGGCCTTTGGCCGTGCCCGCCCTGTTTGTTTTTATTCAGCTTCGTCCAGGATTTTGCATAGCAGCCGCTGGCTAGCCAGCGGCAGTTTGTACTGAACGCAGGCGTTGGAGATCGCTAGCAGTGCGTTGTAGCCCATGCTGTTGGTTGAGTCGTCGTAAGCGAGGATGTATGAGTCGTATTCGCCAGCCGCTTCAGAGATCGCAAACTGCACCGGGTAATTCGACGCGACTCTGATCACGGCATCGATGTTACGCATCGAATTCTCAACGCTGTGCAGCAGACTGAGCGTTGCCAGGGCCATGGAGACTTGAACCACATCAGGCTTGGGCGCTTCGTCTGGCTGGTCGTCGATGCCGAACGCAGGCTGAGGAAGGGCCGCATTCCCTATTTTTGTGTAAATGCTGATCGCTTCGGCTAAGGCTTCTTTCAGGGTTTCAAAATCTTGCTCGTTGAGAGTGTACTTTTTAATCGCCATGCTGGTTCCCTCGGTTTGTTGGCTGTGGCAGGCGTCGCCGCCTGCCGATAAACACACTATAAACCAGAATGTACAAAAGTACAAATGTACATTTGTGTTTTTAGTCGAGATGCTCCCAAGGCGCAACGGGTAGGCTTTGCGACCACTCCCGGTACTCTTCGGTGAGCGGATTTAGCCATGCGATAGCAGCGGCGGGGGTGGTCTCATTCTGGCGGGCTTTCTCCAGGGCGCTGTTGGCCACGCGGTGTGCTAGGTCGTTACGCGCGACCCAGGAGCCACCGAACGTGTCATCGTGCCATACCCATAGCGAGCCGCGTTGCTCCTGGTCAGGGTAACGGCACGCCATCCAGCGGTGGCCTTGGTACTCGCTCTCTGTGCAGTCCATGCGGTGCATGCCTTCGTCGGCGTGTAGGCGCTCCATCTCGCGGCCATCTGGGTTATTGCGGTCGTTCTGCCAGGCCATGAACGCAATGGCCACAAATGCGCCTGCGGCGAGCTTGGTGATTAGCTTCATGCGGTGTTCCCTTACTGTTGATCAGTAAAGGCTACCATGGTGTGCGCGCGGAAAGTGGTGTGGGGAGTGCAACAGAAAGCCCCGCTGGGTAGCGGGGCTGGGGTGGGGTGGTTAGGAGGTGTAGATCTCTTTGCATTCAGGGCAGCCATCGCAAGCTGCGCAGCCGCATGGAGTAAGTTCAACGCTGGGAGGTGGCGTGTAAGTCATCACCACCGTGCCGTAAGACACGCCATCCCAGTTGGCCATGTTTTGCGCCCACCGTTTCTGCTTCGCCGAGAGCTGCGCCTCGCGCGCTGCAAGATCTGCTTTTTTTATTCCGGTCATTGGGCAGCCTCCGTGTCGTTTTGGTCTTTAGGGCGCGTGGCGTTGCATTCCGGGTAGGTGCAGGCCATGGTGCCGTCGCCCATGTTCTCCCAGTCGTGATCGCAATCGCTGCTTTCTGTTTCCAGGCTGGCCGTAGGCGTGACGTGCACCTCGCGTTTTACGGCTGCCATCATAAGCACTTGGCCATCGCTCACCTTTGCGCTGCCTAGCACATGGTGCTGCGTGCCAGTTAGTGGCGATCCCATGATCGGCGCGCACATCACTAGATGGCCGACCAGTCGGTCGAAATCTTCCACATCGATATTGAAGCGGTCATAAACCAGTTCTTCCATCGCGTCCCAGCCTTCATCGTCGTCGCTGAGCTCGCCTGGGAACATGGCTTGCAGTAGGTCGAAGCGTTCTAGGTCAGAAAGGGGCTGGATTTTTTGCTTGCTCATGGTGGTCTCCTTAGCGTCGCTTGGTCAGGTCGTCGAACAGTTCATAAAGGACGTATAGCACGCCCCAAATGATGAGTAGCAGGGCCAGTAGGCCGCGCCCCAGGCGCTTGAGCGCGCTCATGGCTTGGCCTTCAGAGCGTCGTGGGCGTCTTTAAGGTGCTGCCCGGTGAGCGTGAGGGTTCGCTCGCTGCCCAGCTCGCGGGCGGTGTAAAAGCCATCCAGGCAGCGCTTCTGGCGAAGGCGGCGCGCCACGGCGTCGCCATTGCCGCTAGGGCGGCGAAACTCCCAGGCTTGGGCAAACGGCGCGAGGGCGGCTTCTAGCGCCTGTATGCGCGCCTGCTGCCGTTCTAGGGTTTTCTCTACGCGTGAGATAGTGGCGTTCATTGCGCTGCCCCCAGCAGCCTCAGCAGGCTGCGGGATACACAGGCGGGGGTGGTGTTCGCGGCGGCATAGCGTGCGACCAGCTCGCGATGCGCCAGCGCGTTTTGCAGCGTGATCTGGCGGATTGTGGTAATCTCTTGCTTCGACATAGCTTTCCATCCTCGGTTTGTTTATGTCCGCCTGGTAGTCGGTGGCCGCCGACTGCCGGGCATTTTCATTTAAGGGCTACTCGCCCAGGATCCGGTCGATGTCTTTGACGTCGAAACGCCCTTCCCCTCGCCGGTACTTCTCGAAAAGATCCTCTACCGCTTCATCCAGAAAGCTCTTCACCGGCACGTTGTCGCGGCTCATGACGCGCATGCTGCTGAGCTTGCGGTGTGTGTCTGGATGCGTGTCATACGGCACCCGTTTGGGCTTCACTTCCTCAGTTACATCACGGAGCGCGCGTTCTACGTGCTTCGGCGCTTCCTTTGCTTCTGTGGTCGACGCGGGCTTGCGTGTCGTCAGTTTTTTGCGTTCAGCCATGGATAAACTCCAGTGTCTCTTTGCCCAGCGCCTCGATCTCCAGGCGCGCCTTGTCGCCCTCGGGTAGATCCATGACGCTACCGCCGTTGGCACAGTCGGCATACGCCACGCGCTGAGTGGTTAGCGCGTTGAAGATGGGCAGGTTGTACTCAGCCAGGGCATCGCGCACTTCGCGGCCCAGGTGAGTGTTTTTGATCGCGCGTGATACGACGAAAGCGGCTTTAGGCTTGCCGTCCGTCACTTCGCGGCGTGCGTGGATTAGGTCGACCAGATCTTCGCAGGCGTAGATATCGAAGGGGCTTGGCTGGCAGGGGATTAGCACCGCATCGGCTATTTTGATGGCTGGCGTGATTAGCTCGCTGATTTGCGGCGCGCCATCCAGAATCACGTAGTCGTACCCGCCAGTAACGCGGGGGAGGTCACGCGCCACTTGCTTGCCCATCCCCATGACCGGGAACACATCGTCGCTTTCGCGCGTTTCGCTCCATTCAGTCGAGCTGCCCTGCGGATCTAAGTCGACAAGTACCACCTTGTGGCCGGATGCGTGCAGCCAGCACGCTAGGTTAGTGGCTACGGTGGTCTTTCCTGCCCCGCCCTTCTGATTCAGTACTGCAATCACTTTAGTCATTTGCCCGTTTCTCCTCGGTTTGTTCAAAGTACAAATGTACATTAGCACAAAAACACAAAAGTACAATAGCCGATTTGCTAGCACTGCTTGGCGCTTTTCTCGCCTGGATCCTTTCTCACACTCTCTCATGCCGCTAACTATGCGGCTTCTGGCTGGTTAGGCGCGCTGCTGCTCGCTGCCAGTCCCTTTCATACACATGCCTTTTCCCTTCGCTACTCGATCACCGTGGCGCTATTTACTTCTTATCTACTAAACCTCCAATTCCTGCCATTCCAAAAGAAAGCACCTTAAACACAATAGGGCTTCTTATGTATGTATAGCAAATGGCATACATATACACCCTGACCCCTGCATACATATACACCCCTGCCCCTATATTGGGCCATCTATGTATGCACACTGGCCCCATACTATACGTATAGTATGGGGCCAGTGTG